ACTAATGATTTATAATATATGTATTCTAAAAACAAAATAATTAAATTAGCAAACCAAGCAGAATATACGGTGAAGGGTATTTATTTTATTGTGGGTAACGGAATTGTATATGGTTTGTTGCGTGTAAACAAGCCAAAACTTTGATTAATAAATGACATTAATAAACAGATAATAACCTTTGAATATGGAACAAAATAGCAATAAATTATATACGGTGTTACCAGCTGATAAAAAAGCCGTTGCTGACGTAGGAAGCAAAATACAGCAACATTATAAAACCGAATTTTCTTCTTCTCCTATTGAAGTTGATGATAAAGAAGTGGAATTTATAATTGACAATGATTGTAAATGTTATAGTTGTGATAAATCAATTTTTGAGATGAATGATTTTCCAGAATTATTAATTGAAGATGAAGAGATACTCTGTGAAGATTGTTACGATGAACAACATAGAAAAATTTGCCCTATTTGTGAAAATAGTTATGATGTAAAAGATGGCGAAAGTGAATATTCTATTATGAATGAAAGCGATGCGAATGAAGGAAATGAAATTGCTGGAATCTATCATAATGGAAATTTAATAGTTCCTATAAATATTAACTATTTAAAGAAAATTGATTGTGGCGAAAATTGTTGCGAGGTTTGGTCTGATGATATTTGTGAAGGATGTGTTGCTGATTTAGTTAGAAAAGATAATTTTATAAAATCTCACGGAACTGGAACACCTTGTATTTTGATTAAGAAATATGATAATGATGATTTATTTAAAGACTATACTCCCGAAAAAAAGAAAATGATTAGGCAAAAAATGATAAATAAAAGAATTACAATACGTGGAATGATACAAACTGCAAACAAGAGTTTAGCCGTAATATTGGTCGGCTTTTTTATTTGCTGGTAACAACTGTATATAGTTAACTCTATTACAACTAACTAACTAATAATCAAAAACATATATGTAAAATGACATTAGAATCAATAACAGAAGCAATTAAATACGTAACACATATTGATATTCGTAATGAAAAATCAAGGCATAGAGACGTTGTAGATGCTCGTAAGATGTTCGGTCACATAGCCTATAACTATACAATGATGACTTTTGATAAAATAGGGAGTTACATAAATAAAAATCATGCTACGGTTATGCACTACAATAAGGAGGCTAAGGTGCTATGTGAAACCGATAAAACCTTTAAACGTAAATTCGATCTGGTGCTTAATATTCTTAAAAAAGACAAGAAACAAAACTTTACTAGAGAGGAAGTTATAGAGTTGTTGCAATATTTAAAATTAAGGAACTGAAACTATTTTTGTATATTGCATAATAAAAAAAAATAAAACTATATAAAATGAAAAAAATAATTGTATTTATATCAATATTATTTATTTATAGTTGTTCTAAAGAAGAGGATATAAAATGTGATTGTGTTGATAGTGTATTTAGAAAAGTCACCAACGGAACAACAATTTTTGAGCAATGGAACTTAAACAGCACTACAGAATACAAAGACGACTGCTTTAATAACGGTGATGTAGAAGAGTATCAAGAAGATTTAAATGGATTTACGTATCTTTACAGAGTAGAAACTAATTGTAATTGATTATGGCAGCGGGAAACCAATATAACGAACATTGGACTTTAGAGCAATCAGAAGCTTTTTTAAATGAAGCGGTAAAAAAATCAGAAGAAAATGGCTTTGATTTTATAGGTGAGGTTGCAAAAGAATTAGGTTCTTATGTAGATGTATTCGATTATATTGTAGATAAATTTCCAACGCTAAAACATCTTAAACAAAGAATTAAACGTAATTGTGAGACTAACTGCTTTTCGAGCGGTAAAAAAGGTGACATAGTACCATCACTTGCAATTATGAATTTAAAGTCTAATCATGGATGGACTGATAGAGTAGATAATACTACACAAGGCAAAGCAATTACATCAGTTACAAGAACAATAGTAGATGAATCTACAAATACAAACTCCTAGATGGTGTGTACCTTTATTAGAGCCAAAAAGGTACAAAGGTGCAAAAGGTGGTCGTGGTTCCGGTAAGTCTCATTTCTTTGCCGAAGGAATAATTGAAGCATTAGTAATAAATCCGAACACATCAGCAGTTTGTATTAGAGAGGTTCAAAAGTCTTTAAAATTTTCTGCAAAAAGATTAATTGAACAAAAGATTGAGGATTTAAATGTCGGTGATTACTTTAAAGTATTAGATAGTGAAATACGAAGCACAATAGGAAACGGTGTAATTATATTTCAAGGGATGCAAGATCACACAGCAGAATCTATTAAATCTTTAGAGGGATTCAAAATTGCATGGGTTGAAGAAGCACAGTCACTATCTTACAAATCACTTAAACTATTACGACCTACTATTCGTATGCAAGATTCTGAACTTTGGTTTAGTTGGAATCCTAATTTAAAAACCGATGCAATAGAAAAATTCTTTAGCGTTGTTAGCGATGACATGGCTTTAGTTCATGTCAATTCAGAACAAAACCCTTTTTTACCAAAAACACTACGTAAAGAACGTGACTCGGATAGAATTAGAATGTCACCCGAAGATTACGAACACGTTTGGAATGGTGGCTATAATCTAAAATCTGATGCTTTAGTATTTAAAAATAAGTACGAAGTAGATTTCTTTGAGCCTTTACCACAATGGACTAGATTACAAGGGTTAGATTGGGGATTCTCACAAGACCCAACTACTGCAAATGTCATTTATTTAGATGGTAATAATCTTTATATAAGATATGAGGCTAATAAAATAGGTTTAGAATTAGATGATACTGCTGAATTTATTCTAAATAGAATACCAGACTTTGAAAAATACATAACCAGAGCAGATAATGCACGACCTGAAAGCATAAGTTTTGTAAAGCGTAAAGGACTACCAAAGTTAATAGGAGAACCAAAACTAAAAATTGAGGATGGCCTTCAGCACATGAAGTCTTTTAATAATATTATAATACATCCAGAATGTGTTGAGACTATTAAAGAGTTTGGGTTATATTCATACAAAATAGACAAACGTAGTGGTGATGTTTTGCCTGTTATAGATGATAAGAATAATCATCATATTGACGATATACGTTATGCTTTATATCCAATCATTAAAAATAAGCAGAACCACGTTAAAATAAGAGTATGAGAAACATATCTATACGAGATTATCTTCAATCTAAAGAGTATGCTAAGTATGGAACTTTATTATCTTCACTAAATCCTAAAGATCATCTTAACTTTGATTTGAATAAATTATCTTATAACGATGTTATACAATGCAATAGGGTTTTAGTTAAAGCCAAAGGTATTGAGGATGTTAAAAAGCTATTTGTTACTGCGTATAAATTACAAGATTACGAATTTTATTCAATTCCTATAGTCAATTTCTTTCAAAGTAAAAAGTTTTTAATCGATAAATTTGTATATTTGCGAGAGAACGAATCTAAATTGCTATCATCAAGCGATGAAGATGCAATGTATTTTGATGCTGCAGGAGGAAAAAGATTAAATGAATTTAGCGATGTATTACCATTAGATAAGATGGCTAAAATTTACGGAGGTTATCCAGTTGATTACGGTAATAAAAAATATGTTGAAATTGTTTTCTTGTTACGAATGAACAAAGTATCAAATCAAGTTGACAAAAGATTTAACGAATTAAAGTATAATAAGTAAATGGATATAGTTAGAATTTTTGAAGATTATTCAGAAACACAAGATTACTTTTTTAGTTATGGCACTTTAGCAGTTCAAAACCTTTTAACCAATCCTGAAAGCTATACAGAGGATAAAGTTCATTTATTATTAGAACCAGTTAGACGTAAAACAGAAATTAGTAATGGTGGTTTGAGTGTACGCAGTAGATTGTATAGCGGAAAATATATGCTTGTTTTAAGAGATAATTTTGACTTAAACCATTTTAACGAGAAGGGAACTAATCCAGCGGTAAGTAAATACAGCACAAGAATAGAACCGTTATTACCTTTGTACGCAGCATTAGAAAAACAGTTTATAGCTTGTGGAGGTTTGGATTTAGTATCGCATGAAAACATAGATGTTACGGATGCTTTAGATGCTAACTTAACGGGTTTAATATGCACATTTCAATTTAGAGCGTATGAATAGCGAACAAATACTTTTTAAAGAGTTTGATGCTATTAGAGTTGATTTAATAAAGGCTTATGATGCTAAAGGTATGCGTGCATCAGGCAAATGGGCTGATAGTTTACAAGTAGAAGCTAGTCCATTAAACGCAGTTATAACAGGTTTGAGTTATAGTCAACAATTAGAAACAGGAAGGCGTGCTGGTGGTTTTCCTCCTATTGCTTCAATAGAGCAATGGATAAGAGATAAGGGTATAACACCAATTGAAATATCTATAAGTTCTTTAGCGTTTCTTATCGCTCGTAAGATTGCAAGAGAGGGATGGAATCGTGAAGGTTACGGAGGTGTTGAATTAATTAGTGAGGTTGTAACTGATAAGCGTATTCAGGATATAATTGAAAAGGTTGGTGAGGTTACGGTTTTTGAATACACTACTGAAATTATTAAAATGATAAAAGAAATATAATGGCTATAATATTCACAAACGATTTACCAATTGATAAATGGTTATTAAGCGAAAATAATAGAGTAGTTGAATTTTTTAGCGACTATGCTGAACCCGCAGTTTATTGTGATATTACTATCGGTGCTTTATTTCCTATTAGAATCTATCCACTACCAGATAATACATTTTGGTTTAACTTCAAAAAATACTTTTCAAGCCAATTAAAAGACTATGCCGATGATTTAGATTTAACCGTCAACCCAGCTGATATTGATACTTTTATAAAAGATTGGTCAAAGATATTTCTTAATGAATCTATTGAATTTCTTATTACTTTTGAAGATGATACGACAGAAGATATTAATATTAACCCATCAGTTTTTTTAGGTGCGGAACAGCCTTACAATTATAAACTAGGTCAAACTATCGAAAGTAATAGTAATGTTATTTTAAGTCCTTTAAAACTTAAAACATCAAACAAATACTATATGAAGTATTGGGATGGTTATCCATTTGATATCGGTTATACTTTAGAGCGTACAGAAACAACAGCAACGCATACAATAACAAACCTTACAAATACAATTACTACTCCAAATATTGACTACACACAAACGTTTAGCAGAATTGTCGTTAGTGATGGTGATACTACGCAGTCATTGGAATTATATTTACCATTAGTAGATGGCTTAAATGAGTTGGAATTTGTAGGTACAACAGATACTTATTACATTGATTTACATAAAGTCGCTTCTGGATGCGGTGTATATTTGAAATGGATAAATCAATACGGCTCTTACTCTTATTGGTTATTTAATGAGTTTTATCAAGTTGATTTAAGAGCGCAGTCATTAGGTATTATAAATAACGACTTCTTTAATTTAGATGACACTATAAGTCAATCAAAGCAACTAGGAAAAGATAGTGCAGACACATGGACTGTTTTTAGTGATGACTTAAACGCTGATGAAATGAATATTGCTAAAGGTATTTTAACAAGTCCTAAAGTTTATTTATTTACAGGTGTTAGATTTTCTCAAAACAATTTTAATGATTGGCTAGAGGTGACAGTAAATACAAACAGCGCAAACATTAAGCAACCAAGAGAAGGTAAAAATGAAATTAAAGTTAATATAGAATTGCCTAACGATTATAATATAAAATTGTGAGACTATTTATAAACGATATTGAATTTGATTTGCCTAATGGTTTTAAAATTACACGTACTAAACAAGTTAACGACATTGGTAGTATAGCAGACAGACAAACTAACTACACTCAAAAGATTAAACTACCTAGAACTAAAAAGAATGAGACAAACTTTAATCAATTAGGTTTTATTGGTTCACAATCTATTATACCATATCAAAACAATATTGTAAAACTTTATAATGAAAATGGTGAGGCTGAAATTTATGATGGTTTTGCTAAGGTTTTTAAATCTTTTTCTGATTATTATGACATCGCTATTTATGATGGTTATATAAGTTTTGCTAAATCAATTGAAAACTTAGATTTAAACGTTTTAGATTTAGAAGATGTCAATCACTTTAAAACCCTTGATAATGTAATTGACAGTTTTAATGATTTAAAAATCTATAAATACATAGTTGCTGATTACAACGGAAAAGCGTTATTTGATACTGATAAAATAAATATAGATTTCTTAGTTCCTAGTCTACCAGTTAGTTATTTATGGGATAAGATATTTCAACAATTTGGTTATACTTATGAGGGCGCTGTATTTAACACTTTCAATTATCTTAATCTTTGGATGACATACCCTAAAGGTGTAAGCGATGAAAATCCAACTCCAGAGAGTTATTACACAAATACTTTTAACAATCTATCTGCAATAATAACAGGAGCAGAAAATGCTTTAATATTTCATAATAATCCAGCACCTACAAGTGGTGTGTTTTTACCAAACGGTATTGGTTTTGTTGTGCCGAGTGATGGAACTTACGTAATATCATCAGATTTAATTATTGACGTATTAGTTAATGAAAGAGAGGATGGTATTCAATCGGCTAATTATGCTTTAGATGTTTTAATAAATGGTGCGCCTGTTGAAACATTACAAACTGGTTCGAGTAGTTCTGGAACGAATCCTTTATTTTTACAATTAGAAGCTGGGGATATTATTTCTTTACAAATATTTACAAACGGTGAAATCGTGCAAGTAAATTTTGAGAGTGGTTCAATAACATACGGATTCTTATCAGGACAAAACATCGATTTTAACGAAACTTTTTTAGACTTCAAAATTAAAGACTTTATAGATGAGATACTAAATCGATTTAGTTTGACACCTTTTAAAGATAAGTATTCGAATAATATTGTATTTAAGACTTTAACAGAAATGTTACAAACAGAAGATGTGGATGATTGGTCGTCATCAAACGACAAGTTTATAAAACAGAATGAAGAAAGTTATATTTATAGAAATTACGCACAAGTAAACGATTTTAAATATAAGTACAATGATAAAGAAGGAGATTACAAAGATGGTTTAATTGCAATTAATAATTATAATCTACCAGATAACACAACGGTTTTTAGTAGTAAAATATATGCGCCTGAAAAAGAAATTAGTTTTGAATTACCAAAAGACAGCAATATTTATAAGTTATGGGATAAGGAAATCAAAGACGATCAAACCGTAAAATATAAAGATTTAGATAAAAGGTTTTATTTACTTCGTTACGAAGATTTTACTTTTGAATCTACACAAACAATTGGAAGTGAAACATTACAAACTGAAACAACAATAAGTTCAGCACCTTTTGAAAGTTTTTTTAAATTACCTTTTGATGAGATTATTGCAGAGTATTATAACAATATGTCTTTAATTTTAAACGATGCGAAGCTGATAAATTGTGAAATTTATTTAAACGAATCTGATATTAATACTTTAGATTTTAGTAAATTAAAGTATATTAAAGAATTAGGAAACTATTATTTATTAAACAAGGTGAATAATTTTGAAGATAGCGGTGCTATTAGTTGCGACTTAATACGAGTAAAATATATATGATATTCCAGAACAGAAACAAATTACCTTTCATTCACTTCGGGTTTAATAAGCAATCTTTTACCGTTGAAGTTGATGAGGATTTGACTATATGGCAAGATGAAATATATAACTTAGATGTATTTGATGGTGTTGTATTAGTTGATGCGGTTGTTCATACTACTATTAACAACAATAAAGCGGTTATATCTTTTGGAAGTGTTGGAACTTATGAAATAATTTTTAACATTCAAACCAAAACAAAGACAAAAACATTAGCAAGCAACACGATAACATTAGATGTTGTTTGAGTTGGCTCTCTAAACTTATAAAATAAAAATAATATGGCTGAAAGAGTAGTAATAGCAGAACTAGATATAAATGCTGAGGCTTTTATAAAGAATACTGCTGAGATTAAAAAACAAATAGACCAACTAAAAAAAGACCAAAAAGAATTAACAAAAATTGGTGGTACTTCTAGTAAAGCGTTTGTTCAAAACGCTGCTGATTTAAAAGTTCTTAGTCAAGCATATAACGCAAATATAAAAACGTTATCACAAAATACTAAAGCAACAGCAGATGCAATTGCTAGGGAGCAGTTACTAAGTGGAGCATTATTAGAAGAGGTTTCAAGTATTCAAGAAGCAAGAAATCAAAACAAACTACTTAATAAATTACGTAACGAAACTAATGTAACGACAGAGCAAGGTCGAAAAGAATTAAAAGCACTAAATGATGCACTAGATAGCAACAATGAATTTATTAAAGATAATGCTGATTCTTATCTTAAACAAAAAATAAACATAGGTAATTATAAGGATAGTATTAAAGAGGCGTTTAATGAACTGAATATCTTTAATGGTGGTCTCAGTGGTTTTATTGTTAGAAGTCAAGAGGCTGGTGGTGCTGGTAATTTATTACAATCATCTTTAAAAGGTGCTGCGACTGGTTTCTTGGGATTAGTAAAAGCAAGTTTAGCGTTTATTGCAACACCAATTGGTGCTATACTCGCTGCATTAGTTGCTTCATTTGCATTAGTAAAAAATGCTTTAGATCGTTCAGAAGAAAGCACTAATAAATTAAAGTTAGCGTTTAGTGCGGTTACTGGAATATTTAACACAGTACTTAAAGCATTAGAACCTTTAGGTGAGTTTCTTATCGATGGGATTGTTATGGGATTTGATTTGGCTTCTAAGGCTGCGGAATCAGCAATTAATATTATATCTACTGGATTGAGTTTTTTAGGCTTTGACGATGCTGCGGATTCCGTTCAAGGTTGGAAAAACGAAATAAAAGAAGGGGTAAAAGCCGCACAAGATTTAGAGAAAGCTGAACAGAACCTTGAAAAATCACAACGTAAAGCAAGACTTACTCAATTAGAATTTCAAAAGGATGCTGAAAAATTAAGACAAATAAGAGATGATGAGGCTTTAAGTATTTCTGAACGTGCATCAGCAAATGAACAACTAGGTAAACTTTTACAAACACAATTAGCAGCAGAATTAAGAATTGCAGAACAGGCTTTAATAGTTGCTAATCTAAGAATTGAAGCCGAAGGACAAACAAGCGCAGCACTAGATTCACAAGCACAAGCATTAACAGAAATTGCAGATATACAAGAGCGTATTACATCGCAAGAAAGCGAACAGTTAGCAAACTTAAACGGACTTAGAAGAGACGCAGCATCACAAGCCAAAGAAATTGCGGATGGTTTAATACAAAGACAAGAAGAGCAATTAAACCTTTTTATCCAACAACAGGGTAGTAGAGCGAAAACACTTAAAGAAAATCTAAAGATATCCGAAGAAGTTTACAGGCGTGAAACCGAAATATTAAAAGCGGAATTAAAAAACCGTAATATAAGTGAAACGGAATTTAATGCTCGTAGTTTAGAACTTCAAAATGAATTAGCAAAACAGCGTTCAGAGGTCATTGTAGAAGAGGCGCAAAAAGAATTAGATGCTTTTGTTTTAAATACTCAAAGTAAAATAGATAACGAGCAGTTTTTTAGCGATGAGAGTTTGCGAATAGAACAGGAGCGACTAAGCGCATTAGCAGAACAAAGACGAGCGTTTGAACAAACTAGATTAGAACAAGGTATTATAAATCAAACTGAATTTAATGATGCTATCAATACTATTAATGAAGAAAACCGAGTTAGAAACGATGAGGCTTTAGTTTTAAGGGAAGAGGCTAAAAAAGAAAAAGAAGTTTTAGATTTAGAAAACAAGAGAATACTTGATGAGGAAAATTTCCAGAGTCAACTCGAAATCGACTTAGCAAGATTAGAAGCAAAACGGATTCAAGAAGTTGAAGCGGCAGAAAAAACAGGTGCGGATATAGATTTGATAAATCAAAAATTTGCAAACTCTAAAATTGAATTAGAAGATGCTGCAAATGAAGCAAAAGTTGAAGGTGCTGAAAGCGTACTAAATACGGTTAAAAATGTTTTAGGAAGAGAAAGCGCAGTCGGTAAATTCACAGCATTAGCACAGGCAGGAATAAATGTCCAGCAAGGTATTACAAAGGCAATAGCACAAGGCGGTATTGCTGGTATTGCTACTGGTGCAATAGTTGCTGCAAAGGGTGCTGCTTCGGTTGCTAAAATTGCTGGTATAGATACTAAGTTTGAAAAGGGTGGTATTGCTTCGATTGATGGTAATAGTCACGCACAAGGTGGTGTTCCTGTATTTGCGGGAAATAAATACATTGGTGAAGCGGAAGGAGGTGAGGGAATAGGAATACTTAATAGAGGTGCTTACGCTTCTTTTATGGACTTTAATAACAGCTTTGGAAGCGGACAATCTAAAGCAGGTTTTTATGAAGGCGGTGGTATTATAACCAGAACGATACCTAGTGCTGATTCAAGCAATACAGAATTATTACAAGCTATTCAATCGATGCCATCACCTATTGTAACGGTTCAAGATATACGTAGAGAAAACTCTAGTTATGTTCAAATAGAAAGTGGTGCTAATGTCTAAATTAAGCAATATTCTTAACGGATGGGAAAACTTTATAAGTAA